GTAGTCTCTGCAAGACGCCTCCAATTGTTAGGACTAAGTTTACGCAGGTCTGCAATTTTAAGCACAGTACGTAAACTCATTTCACGCAAGCGATTACGCTCTGTCCAAACAAAATCTACAATTTCTTGATCTGCACCTTCTTCAAAATTGTAAGCCTTAAGCATACCATCGCGAACAATTTGTTTAATACGCAAGAACTTGTCACGCATTGTGTCCAAGGTCAGATCCAAATAGTGACAACGTGACTCTAAAGCATCCAAATGGTCCTTGAGCTTCTTGCTACGAACATGCTCGAACTTGATGTTGGTAATAAAAATCACACTACCTTTGAACTCAAATTTGTCGGGCACACCCTCACGACGCAACATGCTGGAGTCTGTGTTCCAACTAATAGTACGCTTAGAGCTACTGTCTAGAGCAGCCTTCAAAATGTTCAGTGACAAGTCATCAAGCAAGATGCTGTCGCAGTCATCAAACACTAGAACATTGTTCTTGTCTGCATATTGAAACAACTTGCAGTAGAGTCCAATAGCACTCATAGCACCTTTGACTACTTCAAAGCGATTCTTACGCTGAGCCATTTTGTCAAACAGGCTAGCTTTTTCAAGCACTGCTTCAACACCAAAGCTCTTGCCAACTCCTGGGGGACCTGACACAATCATTGCACGAACGGCACCAGTGGTGGTACCTTCTGCCATTTCATCTAGAATGTCAAAACGCTCGCGAATACGAGTAATAGCCTGTTCTTCAGTTTCAGTATAAGTTTGGGGCTCCACTGCTTTGATCATTTCAAAGATATTGTTATCTTCTTTGCTAGCACGAGCAAGTTGGCTATCTGACATATCTGCAATGCTTTGAGCACTCAATGTAATATCCTCACGTGAGTTAATTTTGATTTTGACTTCTTCAGGAAATCCGGGAAAACTGCCTTCGTTGGCAACTTTGATGACAAATCCGCCTTTGGCGCTGTCCTTGACATCGCCGATCAAGCGGAAAGTTTGGTTGCGAATGTTGGTGTTTCGATAACTACCACGAAGAACTGTAACTTGAGCCATTTGCAAAACTCCTGTTTTGTTTAACTATACGGCTATTATACAGCCGGACCCATTTTGTGTCAATTAAACTACTAGTTCGTCGCTGTCAACGAGCACACGAGTAGTGGGTTCTGACCTCCAACGCAACTGCACAGGAGCGTTGAGATTCACAGTGTATTGAACTCGGCCGCCGTATTTTACGCGGCTGGATTCTACTACACCTGACACTGTCATACCATGATAGTTAGCAGTAACTTGTTCACCGTCTTTGATCCAACCCATCTTGTGCTCCTTGTTATTTACTATACCTACAGTATACAGCAGGACCCAATTTGTGTCAATTAAACTGCCACGCAGTGCCAGCCTTCACGCTCAATTTTACGGCGAGCTGCTAGCATGATCTGTCGCAATTTTGCAACTTCTTTAGTAAACGGTGCTGCGATCCCACCCAGTTCTTTTAGCTTGAGTAAAGCACGATCACGACGCTGATACGTCTTGACTGCTGCCTCAGGCACTAAAAACTTACGATTGGATAATGCTGGGCTGGTATATACTACTTTCATCGTTTGCTCCTTGTTTTTCACTATACCTATAGTATACAACCAAGCCCAATTTGTGTCAATTATTCCAAAATGTAGGGGCGATTCCAAGCACCAATATTGACGTCAACGTACCAACCCACGTCAAAATAGTCCGTTTGAATGTCCGAGTTATCGTGATTTCCATCGTTCATAGCGGGCATGAGCTCTTCGAGAAACTTAAGGGCAGAACCGCTAAAATGCTCACGATACCAGTAGGGATTGACGTCAATAGCCCGCTTGTCGCGAATGTATTTTACACGCTCGGGCTCCATGGGCACGCCGTAGGGCTTGGTAGTATTGGTAGCAATAAAGTTTTCTACAAAGTCAATCTTGCCGCTTTTAATTTTGAGCACAAGGGTTGAATGATTGTGGACTGACAGCGAACCTTTTACACCATATTTCTTCAAAACTGCTTTGATTTTTGGTGCTAACGTTGCTTTGCGTTCCTGACTAACATATGCCATTATCTGCTCCGTTTTAGTTACGATAGTGCTATTATATGTTCATTTTGAATTTGTGTCAATTAAATAAACACATGTCAATGCCACGTTTTTTCTGTATGGCTCCTTGGGTCCATGCTTTTCATCACAGCGATTATAGTAGAGCAGCATGTTGCATAGCCGTGGGTGGCAGGGAATACACAGAGTTATATAGGTCCAAGAGCAAATTCCTAACCCATGATGAATTCAAAAACATTGAACCCATGCGGCGTATGCGACTTAATATGTTACAAGGACATATGCCAGAGGAATGTACAGAGTGTCACAGTAATGCACACAATCTTAATAACAGTTATGCTTCTTGGTTTAATAAAACTTATGGTCATCTATATGATGATGTGCTATCAAAAACTAATCTTACAACAGGCGAAACATCTACCAAACCCTTAAGTTTTGATTATAGAATAGGCAATACATGCAATTCTAGATGTAGGCATTGCACTAGTCTTAACAGCAGCCTTATAGAATATGATCAAGCTCAATTAATTTCCAAATATAATAACACTGATTATGCGGCATTTATATACAATTATCAGTCTCCAAGGCAATCTAAGCGTGATCAACAATACGATATTTTGCAAAACGAATTAGAAGAAGCCATAGCAGAACAAAGAATAAAAGATATTAGATGGTTGGGTGGGGAGTCATTATTTTCTCCCCTACATTGGGAAGTGATGAACCAACTAGGTGAAACAGATGTTCAAGACACTGCCTTACTTTACATCACAAATCTAAGCATTATAGAGTACAAAGGCATAAAGTTAACTGATATTATTACAAAAAAGTTTAAGGATGTTCATATTCACTGTAGCAGCGAAGGGGCAGGCGCAGTTTACAATTACATAAGGGCAGGCCTTGATTGGGACAAATTTGTTGCAAATTTTTATACACTTGCAGAAACTATGAACGTGTACACCAATAATACTAGAGTTATAAAATCAGGCTTTACAATTAATAACTTATCACTAATAAGTTTAAATCAATTTATTGACTTCATTATAGACAGTAGGCGACGTTTTCCTAATTCTGTAAGTCATCCTCATATAGAACGTATCTACACCAATGGTGAAAGTGAAGATAGGCACATGGTCTATCTTCACCCTCAATATTTAGGCCCATATAAACAGGCTTGGCTGGAAGAATTCCACGGGATCCTAGATTCGAGAGAACATGACGTTATTCAATACGCAGAATATTTTGTGAATGATGTTAGAAGCATTTTAGATATAATAGAAAAAGAGCCTATCATTGACCGGGACAACGATTCTATATTAAGGCAACATATCCTAGCACAAGAATTAGATCAGCTCAACAAAATGTCTAACTTTGACGACCTAATTAAAGATACAATGCTGACAGAGTGGTACGCTTGGTTCAAGTCTAACCTAGTGTAGTATCTTCCATGCCAGCGACTCTTAGTTTTACAATATTGTTAATCTGAAATTGTTTGGCGTCAATAGCTTTCATAATACCAAGATATTTGTTTCTAATCATGGCAAATTCATTAATTAATAACTGCCACATATACACGTCTGCGTCACCATCTACATAACGTTCCGCATCTCGACTGGTCAGTGTTCTATTATAATTTTCTGTATACTTCCTAAAGGCTTCACTGCGTTTTTTTCTCAACTGGATATTCAGGTATTCTAGTATGGCTTCAACTTCTTGTAGCTGATTGAACCTATACTCAACTATACCTGGCATTAACCTACTGTTAGCTTCTAAATTGCCTTTAAGACTGGTCTCTGTTTTTGCCACCGCTAATTCAGATTCATAGTGTACGATGGCGGCGGGCAATTCTTCAATATTGCCCGTAACCCTTCTATACCAATTACTCATTGATCGTCGTCGTAGTCGTAATCTTCTTCGTAACTGTCCTCGTCATAGGTCTCAACAGCGTAAAGGTCTTTGATAACTGTGTCAAGAACATTGTCTGTGCCTAATAGTTCCTCACTAATGCTGTCCATGTCATAATGATTTTCCAAAGAGCGCAGCAGTGCAGATGCTGCGTCATATCGTTCTTTTTTATCAATATAACTTTTAAGGCTTGCCCATACATCTGCTATAAGATTCACTTCATCGTCATGTAACATCTGTGTCTTTCTCCTTGTCAGATTCAGCATTATTTACTTGTTCTGTCAAATCACGCAGCATTATATCAGCCATTACACGGTCTAGCATCTCACCAGTCCAATTTTTGCGAAAGGCTTTTTCGGTCTTACTATCTTTAAACGAATACAGATAACTATTTCCCTCCCGTTTTAGTAATCCACGTTCTTCCAACATGTCAAACAAACCACTATATGGGTCCATACCTGTGCTGTATGGAATTTTAACGTGAACACTTTCGTAAGGTTTAGCATAACGAGTTTTCATAACTTTACAACTGGCACGAATACCATGAACTTCGCTGGTCTTATTGCCATCCTCATCTTCTTTGAGTTTAAGTTTTCGCATGGCTACTACAATACTACTGGCGTAAATAAAGCCTTGTCCACCACTAATTTTGTCATCGGGATCAAACATATCTTGACTAGCATAGGTATGATTAGTTGCTACCAATCCAACGTTGTGGCTTCCAAACATATTTACACAGTTACGTACCAGTGCAGTTAATGCTTTGGGTTTACGTCCCATATCACCTTTTAAATCACCGGCATCAAACTGATTGACATCTGTGGGTGTTAGCAACATGCCTAAACTATCAATAACAAACAAAACTTTGGGTCTATCTGTATCTGGCAGTGTTCTATAATCTGACATAAATTTGCTAATAGTTTTGGCCACATCGTCGATCATAGCCATGTTAAGTTTAAGCAATTTATCTTCAGCAGTACTTACGCCCAAGGCATGTAACCATGCTTCATCTAAAGCATTTTCACTGTCAACTAAGACAACATATATACCCTGTTCTTGTGCGTGCCTTACAAGATTACCACTGCAAATGTAACTTTTACCTGCGCCACTTTCTCCAGCAAACACAGTTACCTTACCTAAAGGAACACCTTTGAAAAAGTCTCCGCTGATAAGATAGTTTAAGGTATAGTTACCAGTGCTAATCCAATCTGTTGGATCATTAAAACCAATACTAAGACCATCAATGGCCTTGGTTAAATCTTTTCTAAATTTACTAACATCAAACGGGCGTGTCATTGTAATTATCCCTTTGGTATTCCATGATCATCCTAGTCACGGGTTCTATTTCTTTAGCAAAGTAATCAGGCATGTCCTCAGTCATCATTTCCAATATATAACTATCCGGAAAATGTTTTAGTAACGCAAAGGCCTCATCTCTGATATACAAGGGAACCCGCGGAGTCATACGGGGACTGGTCAATTGACCTAAAAACTTTCGAGTCGCCAATAAATTACGATATCTTTCGTCAGGAAGAGTCATACCTTCATACCTTGCTTTGCTTAATCTGCGTTTTTTCAACATAATATTAAGGGCCGAAGCCCTTATCGTCATTTGTTTTGTTGACGGTTGCGAATCATTGAAAGAATGTCGTTGACATTCTTTTTAGATTCAGGTGATGGAGCAGGATCTGGATCAAAGGGAGGTTCTTCATCATTACTTTGAACAACTGTTGGTTTACTTACTGGCTTACTAACGGTTTCTCGACTACTGGTGTCATTATCTGTCATAAATCCGCTAGGTTTAAAAAATTGTCCCCAACGTTGTGGATCGTATAGTTCCCCATCTACGCTAGCCTTGAACATGTCATAAATCACATCAACTTCTTCCTTACTAGGCTTCTTGGGCATAAAATCATTAAGGCTAAACAATCCATATT